CTGCCGGGCCGCGACACTGGTGTTGTCACACCTCTCACCGGTGATTTTTCTCGCGGTAGGATGGCTGGCAGGATCCTGGGTTACGTTGGCAAGGTGAGAAAGGTGTTCAGGGTCACCGGTTTGTCCCCCAGGTTAGACTTCGGGGTGCACAACGATACCCTGGTAAATCTGCTACGTGGTCTCAGGGAGCGTGTTTTCCTCGTCAATGGCGAGGAACCACCTACCCCGAGACCGGGCCACTTTTCCGAAGCGCTGAAAGGCTTCACATCACAGCTTGGCAGGCGCATCACCCCGGTCACCCCGTTAACCCACGACGAGTTCGTGGGGAGTTACGTCGGTCGCCGGCGCACGGTGTATGCGGGAGCTGTGCGGACTCTCTTAGCCGAGGGGGTCCGGCGTTCTCACGCTTACTTGAGTACGTTTGTGAAAGCCGAGAAGGTCAATTTCAGCAGCAAAGGTGACCCTGCACCGCGCGTCATACAGCCACGACAACCGGTGTATAACGTGGCAGTCGGCGTGTACATCAAGCGCATTGAGCATGCGCTGTACAAGGCCGTCAACAAAGTCTTCGGAGAGGTGACCATCATGAAAGGCCACAATGCCGCTGCCAGTGGGCGGATTATGGCTGAGAAGTGGAGCAAGTTTCGCAAACCTGTTGGGATCGGACTCGATGCAAGTCGGTTCGACCAGCATGTCAGCGTTGACGCACTCCGCTGGGAGCATCAGGTCTACTTGAGGTACTACCGCGGGCCGGACAGGGCCGAGCTGGCGAAGCTGCTGGACTGGCAGATCGCCAACAAAGGCTTTGGACGGACTCGCGATGGTGTGGTGCGTTACAACGTGCATGGTTGCCGCATGAGTGGTGACATGAACACAGGGTTGGGCAATTGCCTGCTTATGTGTGACATGGTGTATGCGTACATGGAACACGTGTCGCAGCGGGTGGGTCGGCAGGTTAAGTACTCATTGGCCAACAATGGTGACGACTGTGTCCTCATCATGGAGGCCGAGGACTCTGCCGAACTATTCGACCTTGCTGACTGGTTCCGTGGCATGGGGTTCAACATGAAAGTGGAGGACCCCGTGTTCGACCTCGAGAGGGTGGAGTTCTGCCAAACCCACCCGATTTGGACCCCCGATGGGTATGTCATGGTGCGCAAGCACAAGGTGGCCCAGGCCAAAGACTGTATCAGTGTCATCGACATCAGCCACCCGCGCACTTTCGCGAGGTGGTGTGCCGCTGTCGGTCAAGCTGGTCTCAGTCTGACTGGCGGCATCCCGGTGCAGCAGGAGTTCTACCGGAGCTTCTGTTTGACACCGGATGCGCTG